CAAAATCTGATTATTTTGATAACAAATATAGAGAAACTCGAAAAGTAATGCTAGACATTTTCAACTTCATCCTTGATGAGATTCAAGATTAAATAGTAGTAACAGATGGGCACATGGGAAATAGATATTTATGAAAAGATAGAGGTATTAAAACAAATCGGGGTTTTTTGTGATAATGCCTATAAAATGATTGATTACTCAAAATGGACTCTTAAACTAAGGCAAATAGATGTTTTCACCGATTTAGTACTAGAAGGCTCTATCAATATTCTCTATCCAAACGAGCTAAAAGGAAAATACAATGTTTGGGTTGAGTATCGTTCTAAATCGTCTAAAACTTTAGTAGTTAAGGTAAAAGGGGCAGTCACCGAACATGATTGGGTTGAGATAGATTCAATTAAAAAAGAGCCAAAAAGTGAAGGAGACAACGAAATCTTAAATATCTTAATTCCAGAAGCAACAAAGATCATGGAGACTATTTTAGGCTTTATTAAAACAATTAAAGCTGAGGATTAACGCTAATGAACAAAACAGAAGCATTAAAACAAATTGAGGTTTTCTGTAAAGAAACTTTTAAGCATCCTAAAAATTGGAGTCTTGAAGCGCAGAAGCTCGGCGTAAGTTCCTACGACAAGGACACCAATACTTTCGAGCATTTATATGGAGAGCTTGTCTTAAAAGGCGTGATTTTTGTTGTTTATCCTAGCGAATTACTACAAGGAGTTTTTCCTCCTGACATATTACTAGGAAGATATTATATTTCAATTAAATATCTTCCCAAGCCGTCTAACATTTTAGAGACTAAAGTAGAAAGTTATTTGACACAAACTCAGATAACTATGTTGCTAATAGGAGATTATCGCCGAGAAAATAAAAGCTGGGTTCAGCTTATTTCAACTAAAGAAGAATCAGATGTTGCGGGAGATAACGAAGGTTTAAATATCTTAATTCCAGAAGCAACAAAGATAATGGAGACTATTTTAAGTTTTATCAAAACAATTAAGGTTGAGGATTAATATCAATGAACAAACAAGAAACAGCCCAAAAAATATTAGATTTCTGTAAAGACCGTTACCCAGAAATAAATTGGGAACAGACAAATCATATAAAGTCAACTATTCGTATTTGGGGTAAAACAACTGGAATTGGTATAAGCATAGAAATTATCGGGACGCGATTAGAAAGCCACGTTGTGTTAGGAGATGTAAGTGTATTCATTTCTAGTATAGAAAGATGGTCTGGTTCTTTTAAAATCTGGCTAGACAGAAAAGAATCTCTGTTCTCTTTTAAATCAAAAAGAGAACTTGATACGTCAACAGATTTATTTATAAAAGCCAAAGATATACTGTCAAGTATTTTTGAGTTTATCGAAACTGAAATACAAACCGAGGTGACACTATGACAATAACAGCAGAAGAGTTTTTTAAAAAACTAGAAGCTATGGAACGCTCAAAAAAAATAGATATACTTAAGAAGATTGCGGCTTTTTGTCACAAAGAATATAACGATAATTCTTACTGGAACAGTTGGGCGTTTAAAAATTTTCTTTGGTCTGAATGGCAATTAAAATTTGATAAACAAATTTACCTAATAGGTAATGCTAAGGTTCTTTTAGATAGTCAGACAATAGCCCATGTCGAGGTTTTTTGTGGTTTTATACCAAGCTTTGGCTTAATACCAGAAATCAGATTAACTGGTACGATATTTGATTTAAGAACAGGAAAAATAAAAGAAATAGCCATGTGCAAAGAGTATGGTGATCCAGATAATGGGTATTACTCAGGTTTTGGGATCTCTGACAAACAGGAAGAGATTACCTTTATTCGTGACAAGACAGGCGAAATAGCAGAAGCTATATCAAATTTTATCAAAACTGAAATACAATTTTGAGGTGATTATGACTTTTAATGACAACGAAAGTGATGCAGAATACTGTGAAAAAATCTTCGGACAAGATTTTGAATATTTAATTCCTGATGATTGGTGCGAACCAAGTCAAGAGCAAAAAATATTTTATCTACTTTGGACTCCTAGTCTTTGCCATCTTAAGATTGGAAAAGCTGACGACGAAAAAAATCTGTTACTAAGACTACAAGAACGAACTCGACAATGCGGTAAAACAATGATTTTAGGAATAAAATATTGTTTTGATCCTACAGAAGAAGAAAAATTCTGGAAAGACAATTTATGTATTGGTATGACAAAAAACACAAAAATTAAACCAATTAAAATAGCAAGAGAAGTGTTTGATTTGTCTGCTAATACGGAGTTATTTGATTACCTTATTTTTATATGCAATCAAAGAAATGTGATAGCTGGAAGTAATCTATGGCGGTTTTGGTGCGATGACTTTTGCGGGGAATTACTTGCAGAAAATCCAAAAATAATGGCAAATATTTGCAGTGCTTTGATGGAATTGGACTAGAGATATCTAAAGCTAACAAAATCACCTAATATCATGACACTAACACTACAAACACAAACACTTTTTGTACCGCCTAAGCCACAAATTCAATTAAGAGACGACCAAAAAACTCTTAAAAGAGAACTGTATGATGCTCTAAAAATCCATAAAAGAGCCTTAGTAGTTGCCCCTTGCGGATGGGGAAAGACAGTATTTTTCTGTCAAATAATTTATGATGCCGCCGTAAAAAGACAGCGACGGACTTTAATTGTAGTACCGTTTACCGTACTCATTCAGCAAACCCTAGAAACTCTAGGGAAATTTGGATTAACTGCCGGAGTAATTGCTGGTAGCTACAAAGAAGATAGAAGTCAATTAGTTCAGATTGCAACAACTCAAACCTTGTCTAGAGGACGCAGTATTACTTGGTTTAACCCCGAAGTAATACTAGCCGACGAGGTTCATTTATCAGCTTATTGTCAATGGTTTAAGGATAATTTTACTAATCTTAAGAATGGTAAACAGACAACCTCAATCAAAGACATTCGTGATGAATTAGCAGTATTAGGTATTGCCGTAGAAAGAGAAGATATAGAAACTTACAAAATAACTTTTGATGAAGCTAAGGAAAAATACAAACATCTTAACTTAATTCACGCTGAATCAAAAGAAATCTTACAAGAAATAAACTCGGCATGGGAAGTGATTCGTAAGCAACAGCATCTTTTTTCGGGGAAACCCCTACCAGTAGATAATCGTCTCGTAATTGGTCTAACCGCAACCCCGTGGCGGTTATCGAAACGTGAAGAGTTAGGGGATATTTTCGAGGTTCAAGTGACTGGGCCTACTCCAAAAGGAATGATCGAACGGGGTGCGCTTGTTGGCTGTGTCTATTTCGGAACTAAAAATAAAATAAATACTAAAGGGGTAAAAATTAATGGCGGTGACTTTGATGCTAGTCAGTTAGAAATTCGTTGTTTAGAAGCGGTAAAATCGACGGTTTCCGAGTATCGTAGGCTCGGTCAGGGGAGACAATTTGTTTGTTTTGCGGCGGGTGTGGAACACGCCAAAAGCCTCTGTACAGAATTTAACGAAAGGGGTATCCCTACGGCTGTTATCACAGCCGAAACACCAGAACAGGAAAGAAGAGAAATATTTAGAAAAGTAGCTGAATTAAGATTGAGAGGGATTGTAAATATTAACACTTGTGGAATAGGATTTAACCTACCCGCAATTTCTTGTATTATTCACGCCAGACCGACCAAAAGCCGAACCCTTTATATTCAGATGACTGGTCGGGGACAAAGGCTCTGTATTTGGTTAGATAAAGTTGATTGTTTGGTATTGGATCAAGCGGGGAACGTAACCGAACACGGATTTATTGAAGATGTAGATTATCCTAAGCTCTCTACATCTTCCGATACTCAAAAAGGACAAGCTCCGATTAAAGAGTGCGAAAACTGCGGTAAAATAACCTACGCATCTGCTCGTATCTGTCCTCATTGTGGTTACGAATTTCCAACAAAAGAGAAAAAACAAATAGCTAACGAAAGACTAGAAATTATAATTCACGACAAGGATAGAGAGTTATACCTAGCCTATAAGTACGCCCTCAAAGAAGCTTACAAGAAAGGTGAACATATTGATAGTGTCCGGGGATGGATGATAAAAACATTCAAAAATCCTAAATTAAGCAAGGACTGGATGCCTCCTAAAGCTTGGAAGTTGCACGCAATCTTTAAAAAAGACTATACTGTAAAAGACTTGAATAATTACGAGGCTTACTTGAAAAGTCTTTGTAAAATTGAAAACAATAACTGGGTAAAAGCCAAGATGGGAGAGGAATTCGGGGATGACTGGGACAATATTCGGGAATAATGGGTTATTACTGACATCTTCTCAGGAATATAAAGAACAAATAGCAAACGAGCTATTTAGACTTATTTCTATAGGCTCCGCTCCTATTCTTTCCCGTACCCTTACTTCACCCCCAAACCCCCAGAATATAGATAGCTACTATATTGTCCCTACAGGAGCTACTGGGGCATGGGCGGGAAAGACCAATCAAATAGCCTACCCTGTAGTTGGTTTAAACGGATTGCCTACGGGAGTTTGGAGTTTTTGGCAGCCTTTTACTGGTCTAACAGTTTTTCTTGTTTCTGGAGAAACAATATTTTTCAATGGTACAAATTGGGTACTCGTTTCTAATTTTGATCAATATTCTGGGGATATAGAAGCTCCTACCATTCAAACTTATCCTCTTGATTTCGCTTTATTAAGAGGGTATAATGTTTTAAGTTTTAGCGCAGTAACTGAATTGGGTACAGCTACTATATCGGTTAAAATTAATGGAGTAGATGTCCCTGGGTTGAATAATTTATCTATTACTTCTACTCGATTAACTGTTCCCGTAACAACAGGAAATTTTGTTAATGTAGAAAGCAGAGTAGAACTTGTTGTTTCTGCTACCAGTATCCCCAAACATTTGTTTTTTACTGTAGGAAGGAAATATGTCTAGGTATCTGTTTTTTCCACGCAATCTTTGCAATCTTTTAGTGGTTCCTTATCAATCTGGAATCTATTGCCTACCAACTTTTCCTACCAGAATAGAAAAAACTATTAACGTCCCTTATCAATCTGGTATCTATTGTCCCCAAGATATTGTTAGGAGTTAATCTATGACCTTACCTGTTGTTGGTTCAAGAAACACATTTGCCACTTACGGCTGGCGTACCGCTGTTAATAATGCCGGTGTCCCTTTTACTTTTTCTGATTTTTACACCTTTCTTGATGCCATTGGCATTACTTCTAATCATAGAGCGTTTACCCCAGCTAATAACGGACATTTAAATTTTAGATTTCCTTCTGTAGATGCAGACCTAGTGGAGCTAGGCCCTGTAACTACAGACTTTTATGATGGCCGCAGTAGAGCAAGAATTGGTTGGTTTGGAGACAGTGGACAAAGTGGGGGTCTTAGAGGAATTGGATCGGATATTCAATTAATGGCTCACACCAAAGCTATTTATTTAGCCAATAATAATACTACTGGTAGCCCGAAACTTTTAGGCGGCGGGGACTCTAGAGAGCCTGGAAGATCTATGCCTAACAACCCTTTTATTTACGCCGTGGGAGACAGCAAAGGCTTTGCTATTTTTCGGGTAAAATATGATGGCTTAAATAACTTTGCAAATCAATGGGGTTTTACTTATTTTGGATACTGTGATAACCCGGCATCAGTTGCATTTTTTGGTAATAACCAAAGTTACCCCCTTGATTATATTGCCTACATCAGTAGTAACCTTATCTGGGGCTATCATACACCACTGATGCAGCGTTGTAGTCAGATGGCAAACCTTGGGCAGTGGAACGACGGACCGCCTATATACGTTGACTCTATTACTTCTATAAACTGTACTACCCCTACACCAAATGCTAGTGTTTCCAATCTGATTTTCCGCGATGACGGCACTACCGATTACGGCACTAATTATCCACTGGGAATAGCGAGGCCGTTCTTATTATTTACTACTCAAGACCTACCGATAAATAGTCTACACAGAGTTGAAACAGTCCCACCAGCCCAACCAACGCCAGAAGATCACTTTCATCTAGTAGTTAGCAAGGTGGCTGGGGGCGGCAGCTTGTTGATGCCAATTATTACCGATGGTATTACGATGAATCCTTAAGCTATGATCTACTATCACATTTTTGGAACTGCTAGACAGAAAAGCTTGGATGGAAGCCAAGAAACCTTTATATTTTGGCGTACGGGTACACCCATTTCTTGGGATAAAAACCCAGTATTAAAGATTGTTGGTGGAATTAATTTGTTTGGTCAATTCTGGAAAATAGCCAGCAAATTTGGACAGCAAGTAAATATTTTCTCTATTCCAGAAAATCAGTACAGTTCTCGTTACACTGGTTCGGTTACTGACACAATTCCTTTGGAAAGAACCAGTAAAAATTACACTTATTCTGGTACTGTAACTGAACCCAAAAAACTTGCCTATGATGTCACAATAATTGACATCGTTCGCGTTACTAACGCGAACGATTTTCCCAGTAATCCTTACCCAGTAAATATTCCTGAATTTCCGATTATTCCAGACAAGGATTATCAAACAGAAATTCAATTTTCTAACTCTTTGCTAGAGAACACAAGCGGAGCCGAACAAAGGATAGTAGAATGGGCTAGTCCCGTTAGGGTATTCAATCTTTCTCGGACTGTATTAAAACCCGATGATTTAAACGCTATCCTTGATTTTCATGAAGAAATGAAAGGATCAAAAGAAGACTTTCTTTACCGTGATCTTTCTGATTATGAGGTTAAAAGAAATCTTTACTATCCTTTAACTTATTGTTCACCAACTTTTCCTATCAGACCAGAAAAAATCATTAATGTTCCTTATCAATCTGGTATTTATTGTCCCCAAAATATTGTTAGATAAAATTTACTATGTCTTTAATAAATCTTTCAGCAGATAAACCTCCCATGACAGAAGGAGTATTTTCTCCAGAGAATAATGGAATTAATACAGAATTTATCTTGCTTAAAAAATATCTTATAGGCGATCCTGTAGGCAATACTAATGAAGTTGGGATCAATATTCATTACAGACCTATTCTTTATCCAGATGTCGAAAATCTAAAGATTTATATAGGAAATACAGAAATACCACAATCAGAATATATAGTAGCTCCTGATAGAATAGTATTTAATAGTCCTCCTGACACTAACAAAAAATTAACATGGTCAGGTACTTTTAAGGTATTGTGTCATTTTGAAGAAGATAAATTAGATTATCAGCCTATTAGGAAAGATGACAACAATAGAACCATCTTTTCTATTCCAAAGTTAATTTTACGGGAATCAAGAATTCAACCAGACATTACCTTACTGGAATATAATGATGTTTTTTATCCTGGCTTAAACCATGATTTTGATTTAAATCTAACCAAAAGATGTACGATTTCTCCCAGCTTTGAGACGAATATTATTAGTTTATCTAGTGGAGAAAGAAAAAGATTTTCTCGAAAAAATATCCCTTCTGATATTAGTTCTTTGCAGCAAAGAACAACTTTATCACAAAAAGATATTGACTATTTGATTGCTTTATGGTTGTGTACCAAAGGCTCAGGAGCTACATTTCGTTATCCTGATTTAGTTAATGATTTATCTATTTTATCTCGATTTAATTCTGTTTCCTTAAGTTACCAAAACCAAACCTCCTTACAAATCTATTCACTTGGAGAATTACAAATTAGAAGATTTACCGAGGGAATACAACAAGATGAGGGATTGGGAGATTTATTTGCAAATTCTGTTTTAACGCTGTGCCATTGCGTTTTAATCGAACTTACAAACGGAGAAAAACTCGGTTATACGAATTTCTCTCAAGACTTAAAAATTGGTGGGATAATATTTCGGGCAAGGCAAGCCCTTGATCCGACTGCAATAGAGAGGCAATTAGGAATACAATCAGATAATCAAGAATATAAGGGTGCTTTTGGCGATAATATTGACGAAAATTTGCTTTTTTCTGATAGATTTAGAGAAGCCCGAATTATTACAGCAATTGTTAACTGGAAAAACCTACCTAACTCACTTTTAGTCCTTCCAGAAGAACAAATCCAGATAGGTTATGTGGGAGAAATTAAATCACTTGGGGGAGAAAGCTATACACTTGAAAATCTTACTGCCTCTAGTATTAATTTAAGGCAAAGTAGGGACGAAAAAACATCGCCTTTTTGCCAATGGGCTTTTGGGCAAAATAACGGCGACAACTCAGGATGCCGCAAAGAAGTACCATTTTACGAAACTCAAATTGCTGGCGTTAATAGCCGGAGAGACTTTGAAGTGTGGGGAGAATATCAAAATCTTACTTGGGGGAAATGCACTTTTACGGACGGAGCAAATAAATCAGCTACTTACGCAATTTATCGAACTGTTTCAATATTTGGGGGTAAAACTCAAATTCAGTTATTTACCGAAGCGTCTAGTCCAGTGGCCGTCCATGACGGCGTAATCCTTACTGCCGGCTGTGACAAAACCTACAATACTTGTAAAGACATTTGGAATAATACTATCAATTTTGGCAATATCCCCAGTTTTGGTAACTTTATGCCTGGAAATGACTTTTTATTAAGTTCCCCAAAACAGCAATAACAACGACACTGGGATAACTTTCAAAACTTTGGAGGCATCCCAGCTTTGGAAACTTCATAAAAGGCAACGACTTTTACCTTGCACATTTAAGACAAAATTAAGTTTTTTTAAATATTTTATTCAGTAAAGAAAAAAGACTAGAATGGTTTTATGTTCCCCTTTTACTATGCTCTTGCTAACCAAAGCCATCCCCCTTTTACTATGTATTATATTTCTCTTGCTAACCAAAGCCATCCCCCCTATGCTGGGAATTATGGTCTAAAAATAAGTTTTAATGACATTGGCACTGTTTTGGCTATTGCAATAGCATTACTCAGTATGCTTTCAAAAAATACCAGATCACAGGCTAAAGAACTTGATCACGAAACCTTTGAGAAAACATCAAGGAAGATGGAATCTCTTGAACAGAAACTAGAGAAAATGGTCGAAAAACTATCAACAGGAATAGAAAAACTGACCACATTAACATCTCAACTCGACAAAGAGATGAGCCTAATTAAAGCCAAACAAGAAGCTTTCTCATCTATTTCTGATCAAATAGAAACAATTCGCAAGAAACAGGAAGAATTTGATAAACGAATTGGAATACTTGAACATAAATCTTAACAGAATTGTTAACTTTACTAACTAAACTACCATGAAATCCCTAACAGCAAATCGCAACACTATCTTAAAGTCTCACCTAATCGACTCTAGTTCTGAAAGTCTTCCCCAAGATTTTAGATCAATCCTGATTAAAGCTGGACAAAAAGTGATTTATAATAAAATTATTAAAACAGAAAAAAACCATCATTTACTAGAAATAAAACCTCCAATTGAAGGTAGATTTAATTGGTACGCTTTTGTTAGTCACTTTGACGACCCTAATCCTATCGTAGTCCGCAAGGATCAAGTTGAGGGCGTGTTTGATAGGTTTAACGATAAGATTACTGATTTCCAGTTTAAAAAATTAGATGAATGTCTTAAAAGATTTGACATTGTTACGTTACCAAGAGTCCGTCATTTTTTAAGCCAAATAGCCCATGAATCAGCCGGATTAAGATTCTTAGTAGAAATTCATGACGGCTCAAACTATGAAGGTCGCAGAGACTTGGGAAATACCCGTCCCGGTGATGGTAAAAAATTTCGAGGTGTGGACGCTTTACAAATGACTGGCAGAGCCAATTACCAGTTATTTGCTAATCATATAGGCGATCAGCGTGTTATGGAAGGGTGGAAATATGTATCAGAAAGATATTTGTTTTTACCTTCTGGGTTTTGGTGGATGAACAACAAAATAAATGAACTTTGTGACCGTGGGGCAACGGTAGAACAAATCACCCGTCGCGTCAACGGTGGTACAAATGGACTAGCTGAAAGAAAACGGTATTATGAAAGGGCTTTAAGATTTATTTAAAATCTTGACAATTCAAAAAGTAATCTGTAATATTTAGTTAGGTTAAGAGGTTATCATGGATACAAGAGAATTTCGTCCGTTGATTTTAGAAACCGTAGATAGTTATCTAGAGTTTATCAACTGTTACAAGATTGTTACAATTACTCATTGTCCCGTAGGGGATAATTATGTAGTGGATGCGACCTCAAAAGTGGGAATTACAATATCCAATAAAGCAGCTAAGGTCTTAATGCAAGCAATAGTTACCGATTTATTTTTTTCCAGTGACGATATTGACGAAAGAAAAGTTTTGCGGAGCGATGGGACATTCGATAGATTTTTATAATATTTAGATTTCTACTTGGGTGATTTAAGAAAGACCATTAACAAAATGGTCTTTTTTCTTATATCATAGAAATAGTACGCGGCTTTCCCAATGGCAAAAAAGAAGAAAAAGGATGATAAGGCATTAAGAGGTTCTCAGCGTTCCCTGTCCTCACCGGGGATCGTGTCGGTATCGCGTCGGTACGATCTAGAGATTACGGAAAATCCTATCCGTGACCCGAGAATATCGAGAGAATTGATTGAACTTAATCAATGGTGTTATGAAGTGATCCATGCCTTAGACATGGCCGCTTCTGATACCTTTGCATCCGACGATGGGGATGATCAAGGATGGATAATAGCCAAAACCCTTGACGATGAAGAAACTCCTATTAACCCAGAAGTGTTTGCTATTGCAGAAGATATTAGGTTAAGGAAACAAAATTTTTCAACCTATGTCATTGGTGGGGATAGACTCAAGAAAGCCCTAAGATGGGCATTAGGAAAAGGGGAATGTTTTCTAGAGTTAGGTATCGAGCGAGAAGGTTTATCTGCCAACAAGTCTAAAGATTTCTGTGTAGCAAAGACTCTTTATCTACCTACCTTTGAGATGTTTAGAAAAGAAACAGATCAAGGGGAATTAATAGGATTTGAGCAAAGAAAATACGTTTCGGAGTCTGACCCTGATTATTTTTTTGAACCTTATAAAATCTGCCATATTCGCCATGAACCTGATTTCCTTTACGGTCGCTCTCTTTGGTTAGCTTCATTAGATGCTTGGGCTGATGTTAAGCAGGCTTTTGATAATTTAATTAGGGCATCTAATGACTTAGGAGTTTCCCCGACTCTTCATATCATGCCAGGAGTATCTAGAGAACAGTCTGAGAGTTACGAACGAGACTTAGGAATCCGTAGGAAAAGTGGTATTATAACCGATCATGTTCTCAAGTTTCCCGGTCAAGATATTCGCAAAATGGCTAATTTTAACTCTGATTTAACAGGGTTAGTCGACACTCTTTTACAATGCCGATACAAGCTAATTATCCCCGGGTTCCCTACCTATTTCTTTCCGGGATTAGAGTCAAAAGGGGGAACTAAAGAATTATCCCGGTCGCCTGATCGTCGGTATTCTAGGATGCGATACGGATGGTGTCAGCTTCTTAGTGGTGCGATTAAGCAGGTGATCGATACAGAAATCATTCTCAGAAAAGGATTAGATTTTTATACTGAAAATGCTAGAAATAAATATCGGATATTGTGGCCAGAATGGAGTGAGTCTATCGATGGTATGTCAGGGGGAGAAGTTGAGGACAATGATTCTGATTTAAGCGATGAAGAAACTAATAAACAACCTGTTAAAAAATTAAATATAAATCAAAATGATTAATCAAATTATTCACGGTGATTGTTTTGATGTTTTAAAAAATATTCCTGATAGTTCTATTGATTTAATCCTAACCGATCCTCCTTATGGACTTTCGTTCATGGGAAAAAATTGGGATCATGGTGTACCTGGTGTACAGTTTTGGATTGAATTC